TCTTTTTGTTGTAAAAATGTATGCCAACCCATAACTCCTAAACCTAATGCTCTACCTTTTGAAGCATGTCTATGAGTTCTAATCATTGAATCTTTTCCATTAGTTTTATCAATAAATTCTTGCATCACACCATCTAAAAAATAAATAGCTGTTTCTACTGTATCTGTATCTTTCCATTCATCATATTTAGCTAAATTTAAAGACGATAAACAACATATAAAACTATGTTCTTCATCTGTGTGTAATGTTATTTCTGAACATATGTTAGTCATTGATACATCTAAATTGTTCATTAGATAAGCCATTGGGTTATCTTTATTAACATTATCCTTAAACATTATGTAAGGTTCACCTGTTTCAACTCTAGCTTTTAAAATTTGAAGCCAAAGTTCCATAGATTCTTGATCTCTATCATTTAACCTTCTCATGAAAGCATCATCTACTACTACACATTGGTGTAAATTTAAGCATTGTCTATTAGGATCACCTTTTGGTCTTCTAATTTGCAAATATTCCTTAATATCAGGGTGATTAACGTCTAAATTAACGCTAGCAGCACCTCTTCGTACACTACCCTGATTTGTAGCAATTATAGTTGAATCATAAATTTTAGCCCAAGGAACTATACCCTCAGATTTTCCATTACCTCTAATAGAAGTGCCTCGAGGTCTAATTCTATTTAAACCTATACCAACACCACCACCATAAGAAGTTAATCTCATAAGTTCAGCATTAGTTAAACCTATACCCCTAACTGAATCAGGAGTATCAATCCCAAAGCATGAAATTGGTAATCCTCTATCTGTTCCAGTATTTGATAAAACCGGAGAAGCTAAACCAATCCAACCATTCCAAATGTATTTAAAAAACTTATTTTCTAAATCTGGTCTATTTAATCTTGAAGCTATTGAACTAACTACTCTTTTATAGGCTTTTCTAGGGGTTTCTTCTGGGAGTAGATATCCTTTTGAAATTGTAGATAAAGCTACTTCATCCATCCATTCAGGGTAATCTTTACCCTTTTCCCATTGTTTATAATCTAATATTAAATTGTTATCCATTTTAAAACATTGTTGCTGTGTCCCACTCTAAGTGACCTTTACTATAATTAGTTACTCTATTTGCAAAGAAATCTGTGTGTTGCTTTCCTGCACTTAAAGCATCAAACCATTTCATTTCATTTACTGCCTTCATATCTACATCTAAAATTATAGGATTATATCCTAAATCTCCTAATTTTGTATTAACTCTATTCTTTATAAAATTAATTAAGTTGTATTTTGAACAACCTTCTAAGTCCCCAAGTTCATAAACTTTTTCTATAAAATCAAGTTCAAGTTGAAGAGATAATAAAGCTGCTTCATTAATTGCTGCCTCTAATTCAGGGGTTTTTAAATGTGAGTTTTCTTTTAATAAAGTTCTAAATAACCAACACCCTGCTTCTGAGTGCATAGATTCATCTCTAATTGACCATTCTACTATTTGACCTACTCCTTTAAGTTTATTTCTCATTTTAAATGAAAGTAAAACAGCGAATGAAGAAAATAAATTAACTCCTTCTGTAAATGCTGAAAATATTGCTAATGATTTAGCTCTTTCATGCCAATCTACTTCTCCATCAAATGAATCTCTAACATCCATTAATGTTTCAATTTTAGCCATTGTAGTTTCATCTTCTAAAAATTCACTAAAGTCATCTAAACCTAACTCTTCATTAAGTAAAGAATAAGCTTCTGCATGAATTGTTTCCATAGCACCAAAAGTAGTAGCCATTGCTATAATTTCAGGTTTTCTAAACCATTTTGTTACTAACCCAGTCCAATAATCATTTACTACAGTTTCTGTTTGGGCAAAACCCTTTAAAATAGAACCTATAATATTTTTTTCAGTTTCATTTAAATTTTGTTTCCAATCATTAATATCCGACATCATTGGAACTTCAGTGTGTATCCAATGTGCCTGTTGTTGTTTAAGCCAGTAATCAAAAGCCTTTGGGTATTCAAAAGGCTTATAGACTATTCTCTCCTCAAGTAGGTTAGTTTTTGTCATATTTTTTTAAATTTAAGTGTTAAAAAATTCTTTTTGAAGGTGTTTTAATTCAAAACTATCAATATTAGAATGGGGGTTTACTGGGTATGAAGGTTGGACTAATTCATCATCTTCATTATAATCATGAACCTCAAAATGTCCTGTTGATGTATCTGCTTTGACTCCAAATGTTAATCCATCCATTCCATATCTATTTTTCATTACGTGAAACCTACCGGTGCCATTAATTTTATCTTTTGCCTTTCTAGACAGTGATAAACAAAAATCTGTAATCATTATTTTATCATAAGATCCAGCTGCTTTGTCTCCTTCAATGACATCGTCTTTTGCACCCGCCCTATTTACTTGAGAAACTGACCAAATTGGTAAATTTAATTCTCGAGCAAGGCCTTTAGTACTTGTATAAATATCATCAATTTCATATTTGCGATCAACATTCTTTCTTTTTGATGATAATAAATCAACATAATCTATTAAAATCAAATCAGGTTTAACATCTTGGCTTATACATTTTCTAATGTGAGATTCTACTGTGTGGATACTAGCTCTTCCAGTAGGAAATTCTTTTATTACTAACTTACCCTCTATTTGGGGTATAATTTCTTCTACTTCTTTTTTATGTTTAGTAATATGGTTAACTGGAATTTTAGTAAAAAATGAATCATATCTTAACCCAACATAATCCTCTCCAAGTTCTAAGGTATAGTGTAAAACATTATATCCCATTTTAACGGCATGTCCCCCTAAAGCAACAAGCGACCAAGACTTTCCACCCCCAGGATTACCAAATATTAAACCAAAATCACCACCTCCTAATCCACCTTGTAACAATTCATTAATCCTTTCCCAAGGGGTTGGTATGCATATTCTATTGTCTTTTCTATATCTAGTTTCTATATCTAAATTATACTCATGTCCAATATTTTTATCTTGACCTGATTTTAAAGCATCCTCAATCATTATTTTAATTGAATCATAATCTCCGGCCTTTAATAAATCTACAGAAGATAATAATGCTTTTTTTAATTGTTGGTTTTTACAAAATGCTGAAAATTCTTCTTGGACATATTTTAAATCATCATCACTTGCTATATAAGCTTCTCTAAGTTGTTCTTTAATTGATAATTGTAAAACTTCATTTTCAATTTTTTTAACTTCAACCTTTAATATGTCTAATGAGGGTGTTGTATGATATTTGTCATAATAAGCAAGTATTTCTTTTACAATCCACCTATGTGCTTGGTTGTTAAAATCTTCTTCGTTTAATATATCATAAATGTTGGTTAAAAAATCTTTATGTGTTAATAAAGAGGATAAAACCTTTATTTGAAAATCTTTTCCGTAATCTTGAATACTTTTTAATGTCATTTATTTAATTTTTCAAAATTTTCTTTTAACCAATAATCTAAATTTCTAATCATTCCACCTAACTTGTCTTCGTTATACATTGCAATGAACTGATCGGGAATATAATTTAAATTTTTAGTTTTTACAACTTCATCTAAATATTTTTTATCATTTTCTCCAATCATAGGATTAGATAAATCCATTATTTTATAATTTTTTTCTAATTCATCTACCCCTTGTATTACTCGGGCGTACACAAGATGATCTTTAAACTTTTGTTCACATATATCAAATACATCATCAAATGTTAAGACCCTTTCAGTTAATTCCGGGAATTTTTTAAATATACCTTTCTCACCTAACCCTTTAATTCCTTTAATTTTATCAGAACTATCTCCTAAAAGTGTTTTATATAGAATAAAGTTTTGAGCAGGCATTTTATATTTTTCTCTCATAACCTCTTCAGTATAATACTTTTTTTCCATTGGTCTATAAACTATAACGTTTTGGTTTACCAATTGAAGAAAATCTTTATCGCTAGATATTATGAAAAGTTTGTCGTTGGGTTGATTTGGCAATTTACCACACAGATATGCTATGATATCATCCGCCTCTACCTTATCTAAAATTAATGTTTTTACTGGGAGGGTTTTTAAGTATTGGATTACTCTTACTATTTGGTCTACTTTAGAATCGTGTTCATCTACTAAACTATCAAATACTTCCCAATTTGTAACTCTTTGCTCGTTTCTACCTGATTTATATTCAGGTACTAAGTTTTTTCTGTTTACAGTAGAGGAAGCACCATCAAACACAACATAAACTTTATCAGGTTGTGTTTGCCTAATCATTGCTCCTAATGAACGAAAAAAACCACCTAAACCCCCTATATGAATACCATCAGGATTAACCATATTCATCATTGCAAAGTTTCTAAAAAATAAATTTAACCCATCTATTAACAAAGTTCTAGTACCTTCAGACGAGCTGGCATCATTCCCCTCAGTATCATTAAGGAGTTTAAGTAAATTTTTCTTATCCATAATCTTATTCTGGTTCTTCTATGTAAGAGGTAATATCATTATACGCTTGTTCCTCTTCTACTATTTGAAAATCACCCCCACCTAAAATGTCTTTCCATGCTTGAGAGTTATCATTTTTATACTCTTTAAGTTCTTTATCATTATCGTTGATAAAACCATGAGGTGTCATTACAATTCTACCCCTGGTGGTAACTCCATTAATGTGATTTTTATCAATCTGTAAATTAACACGTTTCGCAAATTCTACCTGTTTACCATCTTTAATTGCTTTAATTTTAGATGTTCCTGCGTTTGAAATATTACCAAATGTAACTACAAACGTTGAATCAAACCACATTGCAAATCCACCTTTATTCATTAATTTAGGTTTACCCATTGGTGATTCTGCTTTTGCTGTCCATACTTTATTAATACAAACTAACGTGTTAGTGTATTCAGATGATTCTTTTCTTGATAATGTAATTCTTTGATTAACACTATTTCCAAATTGAGTAGACATTGCACCCGCATTCCATTCATTGTTGTTTTTATTTGATTTAACAGACATTTCACAAGGCACTGATCCTATTGAATCCCATAAGAATACTAAATCGTATGGTAAATTCCCTCGTTTTTGTTCATCTATTAAATCCAAAATAAATTTAGCAACATCTTCAATTGTGTGAATAGTTTCTCTATCAGCATAGATAAATTCTCCTTCATAATTTACGATTTCTCCAGTTTCTTTATCTACTACTTCATCTACCTGTAGACCCATTTGTTGAGCATGTTCCCAATTCCATTTCATCTCAGTAATAATAAAAACAGGTAGTATCCCTCTTTTTTGAGCGGATACTGCTGTTTCTAGTAGTGCTGTTGTTTTACCTGTATCTGAGTGGCCTCTAAGTAAAACAATATGTCCTTGAGGTATGCCTGGAATTGATGTTACATCTTGAAATGCTTGTGAAAGTGGAATCCAAGTTTGTTCTTTAAATTTAACATTTTGTTTAAGTCCCTTCTTTTCTTTAAAGGAATTTAAATTAAACTTAGATTTTATTTCTTTGGAGACTGCCTCCGATAGCGATTTTTTAATTCTTGGCATATAACTTTAATTTAAAATGGTAAATCATCTTTCTCTTCAAACAAATCATCAAATTCTTCTACTTTTGATGCTACTGGTTTGCCTTGAGTTGCTAAACTGAACTTTTTGTCTTCTTTTACTACTGTAGAATCATCATTAGAATCAGCTATATCATCTTCTTCTCCATCAGTTAAGAAACTTTGAAGTTCTTCTTTTAGTTTATCATAAGTGTATTTAAATCTTTCTTCTAATAAAAGTGGTTGTTTTTCCAACCATGTCTCTACTGAAGAAGCATTTTCACTTAATGGAGTTTGCTTTGGTTTTGGTCTTAAACTAAGAGCAAATCCTGGTCTATCCTGTACCTTAGAAGCATTAACTACAAAATCAAATCCTTCTACTACATCTGTAAAATCACCATAATCTTCATCATCAGCAATTGATAACAATTCCATATAGATAGTTTTACTAAATTCAAACAAACGAACACCTTTTTCTTCTTCCCCTCTAACAATAACGGGAGCAAATACTCTCATTTTAGGGTCAAGTTTTTTAGATAATTTCCAATTGTCTGAATCTGATGATTCTCTTAATTTCTTAGTGAAATCTACTATGGGATCTTTTTCTCCCCAGTTTGTTAGGGCTACTATTGGAAACTTTCCAATTCCATAGTGCATGAAAACCTCCTGAAATGGGTTTTCTTTGTTTAGTTTTGAAGGGACAAACCTGATTTGGTATTTACCTTCTTGTTTTGGTTTCCAATAAACCAAAGTGTAATCCTTTTTTTCTCTTGATTTGGGTTTGTTGTCTTGATTCAAAGACTCCAAACGGTTTTTGATTGCGTTTAAATCCATATTTATAACTTTTTAATAATAACACTTGAATATAATAAAACTTTTAATATAAAGCAAATTATACTTCAATTATTTTGTGAATTTTTGTATTTAGCTGTTTTAATTCATTATGTTGTGTTAGCAAAATACAATTTCTGTAATGTTTCCAATTAATAGGAAATTTTGTATCAACTACTCCGCCATTAAGTTTTTTAATTAACTCATTTAGAGCATTTATTGTATATAAAGTGTTTGTTTCTTTTTTCCTATGAACTAAAATAGTGTTTTCTGGGATTGCTGTAATATTTCCTTGATCAACATTATAAGTTAGAACATATTCGTTATTACTCTTAATATGAAGAGCAAACATCTTGTTATACATTATAGAGTATTTAGAAGAGAGATATTTTATTTTTGCATCCATCTCTTCTAATCTTACAAAAGTGCAAAATAATTTATTATTCAAGTCGGTAAAATTTATAAAGTTATCATTGTCATATTCTACTTTATAAATATCTGAAATTTCTTCAAAAATCATAGTTGTTTCCATTACTAATTTTTATGTTTAGTTGGTGTGATTTAAACACCTCCTTTATTTGGTTTAGCACACTTTCTTCAGTTTTATCGTAATCAAACAAAAACGCATCGTAAGTGTACAAAACTAAATTTGTTTCTGTTTTTTTTAATATTTTTATTATATCCCACAATATACAAACATTTTTTGAGGTTTCCAAATTTTGTAATAGGTAATTAAATAATTTTTGGGGATTCATGTTATCTAACTTAGAATTTTCAAATTTATGTTCTGAAATTGGGCATTTAATGAAACCCTTATTTTGAAAATCACTCCATAAACTATTTATAAATTCTTGGATTTTTTGAAAAAACTCAAGATCCCTATACTGTTTAAATACACCACCATAAAGCTGTTTGAACGTGAGCTCTTTAGCTTTTTTATAATCCACATTATACATTTTAGCAAAGGAAGCATGAATATCATCAGTATCGAACTTATAATTAACCAACATAGCGGCAAGAGTAGGATGATAAGCAGAGATATCAATTTCAATAAATTCATCATTACTTGGTATAAATGCTTTCCTACATCCATTTTCTTTATTTAAAGCCGCAAAGTTAATTCCTCCAAACCTATTTGATGGTCTAGTTGTTGTGGTTCTGTAATTATATTGGGTGTATACTTTATCTCCAAAATCTTTATTAAAATGTTCTTGAAATAATTCTGAATTGACTTGGATACCTTTTCTTTCAATAGCATTAAACACCAATGGCACTCTATTATTATAAAATGGGTTAACAGGTTCATTAAAATATTGTTTTAAATTATTATAATTTTTCTCACAGGTTTCATAATGTTTAACAATAGGAACAATCTTGTTAATATCCAATTTATCTTTGTTTCTTTGTTCTAAAATTTGGTGGGCTCTTGTCGTTTCCATCTCATATTCTGGGGAAGTTAAAGAGATGTCAATTAGATTTTTATGCAAGTAAAAATGTAAAAATTCCTTTTTACCCCAAACGTACAACGTATCATAGCTATTAATTAATTCCGCGATATACTCGCTGTTTAACGGCATAGATTCACTGTGGTTTATTGAGATAATGTATCCTTTACTTGCATTTATTGGACGCAAATATATAAGGGATACTTCTGTGGTTACAGGATGTGTTTTATAGGAATTAGGTATAATCTCTATATAAGCTTCTTTATAACCATTATTGTAAAAACCCTTTAATTGTTCAGTGTTTTCTATTAGCCAAAACATTAACTAAATATACGAAATGTATTTTAGGAATCCAAGTAATATTTGGAAAATTCTTGTTTGAAATATGAAGTAAATCCATACCAATTATTTTTTCTTTCAGCTAATTCAACTATTTTTTTATTTGATTGATATACTTGTTTTTCTTTTCCTATTAAATTCCAAGGTAAAGAAATTGTATTATATAAATCAAAGGCTATAGTAGGATCTTGTTGAAGTAATTTATTGTATGTAGTTTTATCAATTTCTATATAAATTAATTCATTTGTTTTTTTAGCAAAATACCTTTGAAATTCACCATTTTTATAGTCATTTGATGTTGGTGTTGGGTAGTAAGGAAAAGGTAATAGTCTTTTTGAACCCACTTTATTTCCTACTATTCTAAAATATTGTTGGGATATTTCTTGATTTTCAAAATCCCAAGCTTCATAACTTTCATTTTGTATTACAATTTCTTTTGGGGGAAATAGTGCTTCTGTACCTTCAGGATTAGGAGACTCTTGAGGTTGGGTTAATAATATATTAGGTTTATCACTGGGGTTTTTACCTGTGTATCTTTGTCCATTGGACACAAGATAATAAGAACCTATATAATTTTCTCCTGTAGTAGATAAAGAATATTCCCCTCCATTAGTATATAAATTAGTTGTTATTTGAGATTTAGGATAATACATTATTAAGAAGAAATAAAATTAGTTATAGTGTTAAATACTGAGGTTGCTTTTTTTGTTGCTTGATTAATTATTGAATTATCAGGATCTATATTGGCATGAGTATGAGCATTAGACCCTTTTCCATGAAATTTTACCCCAGTAAATTCTGTGTTTTTACATGCTTGAATAACTAAATTATTTAATGGGGTTGATTTCTTATCTCTTATATCAATGGCTAATCCCCTAGTATGGGTTGTAGTTGAAGGTGTTGTTTTACCTGTAGGGTATTTCATTCTGTCTGCAGCCTGAGATTTTGTTTCTACACCTACAGGTTTAGAACCTGCGGTTTTTCCTTGATGATATAAATCATTACCTGCGGTTATTGTAATAGGTAGGAGTGAAGTATATTCATCCTTTCCTAGTTCAATGTGAAGGTTTGATAAAGCATTTAAAAGGTCTTCAGTTATATCTCCCCCATTACCTAGTTGCCCCCCTGGATTTGTATCAGTATTATCTTTTATTATAATTCTTACTTTTAAGTTTTTACTTTTCCATTCAGATAAGAAATTAATAAATTTGGTAACATTTGAATTTGGGTTGTTATTTCCTTTTCTAACTACAAATTCTTTAGTGTATTTATAGGAATTTTTATATATATCTTTTTGTTTTTTACTATCAGTTGAAATAATAATTGGTCTTGAGTTATTAACATTAACTGTTGTTCTGCCAGGAACACTGTTTACAGTACCGGCAGTAGTAACTAAATTAGAGAGGGAAATATCTATGTTTTGTAAGTCTTTTGTAGACAATAGATTAGTTACTGTAGCTATACTATCTAAACTTGTAACCCATTGGTTATTTTCTAATTTATGTCTTACCCCAGTTAAAACAAATTCCATTGAATCCTTATAATTAGAAGCTAAAAATTTAGTATTAACATTAATTTTATTGTATATTTTCATTCCTTCAATACCATCCATATCTAATTGAAGATTAAAAGGTAAAAATCCTGTTTGGCCCGAGGATTTTTTATCTGCTTCTTTAGAATTAGCTGCTTGGGCTTGAAGGTATCTATAAAATTCAGAAACAACATTAATATTAGCTGAAATATTATCAGGAGATAATAAAAGGGGAATACCCGCAATGGGGTAATCAAGTTTAAGATCTCTTTCATTTTCATCTCCAAGTATACCTTCTAAAGTAAAATCTCCTTTAAATATGTTATCCTTTTTATTGGCATCATCCTGAATACTTGTGATAGTATCATCTTCTATTATATCATCTGGTAAAAGAAAACCTGAAAATATAAAGGAATTAACTCCTTCTTTATTAAATAAATCAACATAATTATTTTCAATTACTTGATATTCAGATAGAGCTTCTTCATCATCAGAATTTGCTGGGGTTGGTAAAGAAGGCGATACTATTTCTTGTTTAAACCTATCAACAATTCCAGTATTCCATTTAGAAAAAGCTGTAGCATCTTCTCCAACAACATAACCATTAGCTGTAGATCCTACTGTTATCATAGTAGCATATTCAGGTGTAATTTCAGTTGTTATACCTACATTATGAATAAAGTTTGAAGTATTATTATCATTATTATAACCATATAAATCAAACATATATGATTCTGAACCCGTAGGGAAAATATTAGATGGTAAACTTGATTTTCCTGGGAGGGGGGTTTGGTCTACAATCCTAATAATGTTTTCTTCTTCATATATTTTAGGTTCTAATTTATTAACTCCCCCTAAAGATCTATTTATACCATTACAAACCTTTCTTAAAAAATCTATCAAAGCTATGTTTCCATTTTGATCTGTTTCATTTAAAAGTTGAATAATAAATGAAAAATTTAAATAAACACTCATAATATTTCCATAAGTGTTTTCTCCAGAGTTTGGTGTATATTGAAATTTTCTTAACCCAGTAAATAATTTTTGAAAGATAGGTTCACCCGAGGGGTTTGAAGTTACAACACCTTCATTATTAATAACACATACTGATGGATCTAAAGAAACCATATTAGGTATAAAATACATTAAATTAGCATCAGGGTTACTATCTAATCTAATTTGGGGGGAGTTACTTGGTTTTATAGTTGGTAAAATAAGTTTATTTAATAAAGTTAATAAACTCTCAAAAGTTAAAAACCATTGAAGGTCTGAATTGTTAAAATTTATTTGGGCAAAGTTTTTATTAAACTTTGGAAAAAGTTTTTCATACTTATTAGGGGGAGGAACAATTCTACCTACAGGAATGTTTTTACTTTTCCTAAGTTTTTGAGTTTGGATATAAATTGTTTCTTTTATTGATTTTGTTAATATTTGTTCATCTCCATCCTCGTTTATTGTTGTTCTATAAGAAGAAACTCTAATATTGTAGAAAAAATTTGAAATTGCATTTTTATTTCTATTAGAATCAATTATTCCCTCACCTTCAAGCTCACCTTCTATTTCTTCTACCCCTTCATTTGAATCTAAATTTGCTGTATTAATTTTCAAAGATTCAATTACATCACCTAAACTTAAAACATCTAAAGTTATACTATAAGAGCCATCAGGGTTAAAAGTCCATTTAAAGTTTGCAATTTTTCCAAATAATCCCCCATAATTTCCAGCTTTAGCTTCTCTTTCTTTTTCAATTAAATCTAGTAAAGTTAAATAGGGTTTGTTATCTATAGAAGTTCTGAAGAATTCTTTTTCTATAAGAGTAGGTCCCATTGTAGTATAATCCCCATTATTATCAAAATAATTACTATCTCCATATTCAAGTAAAATAGTATAACCTAATCTTAGGTATAAGGCATCAATGATATCAAATTGTTGTTTATTGTGGGCTTTTAACTGTATAGTAGCTTTTTTAATAGAACCTCTATCTAAATTAGTTATATTAACACTTTCTATTCCTGGCATAGGAACTTGACCAAATTCATTTCCTCCTAAACCATAAGCACCATCAGAACCAATTCCTGATCTTTGGGAAGGGAAAGAAAATGAGGAGTTATTATCTAATGCTCCTTGACCTAAATCAGATTCTATAACTTCTTGTCTAGTGAATTGACCTCTAAAAGCCTCAGTAATATCATCTATGTCTTTATTAAATGAAGTTTTATTTATACCCCTTTCTAAAGTACTTACACCATTAAATAAAACAAAATTTCTAGCTAAACCTGTTCCTTTAAGATTATCAGCAGTAGTTCCAGAACCAAAAATCATTTCTAATCTTGATTGTTCCATAGAAGTACCTGAAGCTAACTTAACCCAAGCATTTCTACCATTTAAATATTGAATCTGTTCAGGAGTTCTATTTTGAGTTTTTCCAGAACCATGAACTTCTTGCCTAACATTTATTTGTTTGGCCACATAATCCTTAAATGGTTCCCCTACGATATTTCCCATAACTTATTTATTTATTACTTCATATTCAGCTACAATTGGAGCAGGATTTGAAGGTATTCTTAATTGTGTTCCTACTGGTGGAGTTAATGAATTTTGGTCTAATTTACCATTAGCTATTGAAATAATCCACCATAAAGAAGAATCACTATAGTACTGTAAAGCTAAAGTATCAAATCTATCTCCAATAGTTGTGTAAACATATATATCACTAAATGATCTAGGTATTTCAGGGTAACGAACGGTTTTGTATATTCGTTCTCCATCTGGTGATGTTGTAGTTGGTATAGGAGTATATCTTCTCATAACTAACGTTCTTTTACTTTAGTACCAATTATTTTACCATCTGAGTTTTTTATAGAAATTACTTCAGGGTCATATTCATTAGGGGCTTCTTTATCATAATTATTTAAAGATGCATTACCACCATCAGCTAAAGCAATGTATCTTTGATTTCCTTTTCTATTATAAAAACCATTTTCTCCTACTTGTTTTGATGGAACAAATTTTTCAATTGGAGTAAATGCAAATCCTGTTACTTTACATATCATGGGCATTTCTTTAACTGAAGGATTTCTATAAGTTATACCACCAACAGATGTTGAATCTCTATCTAAATTAGGAATTCCTATTTCCCAAGGTGATTCTTGAGGAACATCTAATGTTATTGCAGAAATAAATCCAGGTAATTCATAACACCAACCACCCATAGTTAATTGTACTAAAGGTCCTGCCATATAACCAGAATCAGTATAATCTGGGGATAAATTAGAAACTAAATAATTTAATTTCCTATACATTACCATTATTTCTTCTTTTGATTGAGCTGCTACAGTAAATGATAAATTTATATTTCTGCTAAAACCACCATACTTATAAAAAGGTTCAGCTCTACCCATATAGTTTTGAGGATTCCAAGAAGCACCATAAGTATCTGAGAATGAATCTATAAAAGCTCTAAAATGAATATAATCACCTTTACTGGGGTTTTGATTATTAATAGCAGCTATTCTAAATTTTACTAAATCATTACCTAATTCAGATTCAGGATTTCCTAAACTACTTTGATAAATAGGTAAAGCATTTATTTGATCTACAGGACCCATTTTTATATTAGCACCATCTCTTTTTCCAGCATCATAATCTATAACATTTCCTCTTTGTCCTGGGGAAACCATTCTAATTCTAGAGGTTGAAGGACCATCAATAGTTTTTTTATTTTTTGGTTGATAAGAAGGGGATAAAGACATTATAGTAGATTTACCTTGGGCATTTTCTAATAATGGTTTTCTAAAATCTTGAATTGCTGAACCTGGGTTTGATTTATTAGGTTTACCTGGGAATTTTTCTTCTACATAGGTGATTAATTGTTCTTGAGTTAAAGTTGTAAAATTTTTCTCCTCTTTTAATCCTATACCTAATATTTTTGACCTATCACTGGAATTTAATGTTCCCTTATTATAAACTGAAGTAGCTCCTATTAAAAAAGATTTAGCATCATCTGAAACATTTAAACCTGATTTAAGGTTTTTTGGAGTATTAGATATACCTACAATAGAAGCATATTTGTTTGTAACTGTGTTGTCATTAAAAAATAAAATATCTCCTTTCCTTGTTATAATTGGTGGTGCTTTAAATACATTAAAACCACTTTCCGCTATTTGTCCTGTTTCTGATGTTTCGGGAGTAAAATTAGAATTAGGAGACCCTAAAATTCCTGGGTCTGCATTTATCATTGCTTCAGGACTAACTGGAGGGGTAGGAACTGGGAAGAACCCTGAATTTCTAATTTTTGGGTTGTTGATTCCTGTTCTTTGTTCTGAAGGGACTAAACTAATATTAGTTTTGCCTATACCTAAATCAGAATTAGGGCCTCCAGAGTATGAATATAAATTAGGAGATAAATTTGTTTTATTAATTTTTTCATTATAAAAATCAACTAATCTATTTCCTTCACCACTAGGTAAACCTATAACTTGAAATTTAGCATCTGTATAAGTTCTAACTCCCATAAAGGGGATAGCACCTTGTTTAGGTATGTGACCACCTGTAAAACCAATTCCAGCTTGAGCTAGTGTAGATAAAGGAGTGTAAACACCTTCATTTAATGGGGCATTTTTCCAATCTATAATATCACTAGCTTGAGTAGCAACTCCAGTTCTTGATAAAAGATTTTGTTTAGCTACAAATAAAGCACCTCTTGGTGATTTTAGATCTGAAAAAAACTTTGCTAATCTAGCTACATCTGTAGCCGCATCAAGAGGAGCATTTATTCCTCCTCTTAATAGAAAATCTTCTGATTGAGGTATTGTGTTTCTATCAATGGATTTCTTAATATAAGGTTCACCACTGTTTCCTCCTCCGGGTCTATCGGAAGCAGGAGGTACCCCAAACTTGTAGGATTTTAGGTCAGTTTGTAGATCTAATAATCCCATTAAAATGAAGCGCCCTCAGGTGTATTATCCCTGTAGTTATTTGCAGGAACTTGTCCATCTAAATCTAAAGTTGATGGTTGTGGTTTGTTTGGTACATTAGGTATTCCATCTATAGAATATGTATCATGTAGTTTTGATTGTGGTGTTGCTCCTACTGGTGTAGAGGGAGTTGCTCCGTTTCCATTAGAAAGAAGAGAACCTACTCCACTTATTAGTTTGTTTAATAATCCCATAATTTTGTTTTTTGTATTTTATTATAAATATATTACGATGAGTAAATCTGTCTTCTACCTTGTTCATCTAGTGCTCCTACTGTTTTATTTCCTATTTCTCTTCGTGTATTATTTGCTTTTTTAGTTTCTTCTAAAAGTTCTTTTAGTAATTTATTATCTGCACCTACTGAAATTGCACCTTCAGGTCCTGAATATACATCATTACCTCTGAATAAATTTGTTCCTGCTATTACAGTATCATTATTATTTAAGGCAAAAGCCCCTTTAGGTGTTATTAATGTTCTTTTTCCATGAGTAGAAATACCATCATCCATTGAAGTTGCAGCAGCATAACCAACTGCCCCATAAGGTCCTAAAAGAGCTAATGCGCCACCATCCATCATATTTTGACCCGCAGCGCCAAATCCTTTTCCTACTCCTTCCAAATAATTATCACCTATACTTGAAAAATCTAAAAGAGGACCTAAAATATTTCCTACAGCTCTTAAAAGTAACATTAGGGGTTGCATCATTTTAGATACAACACCTAATATGGGAGCTAAAATATCCATAACAGGAGATAAAATTTGAAGTATAGGTTCTGCTAGTTGAACAAATATTTCTCGAAGTTTATCCATCGTTTTATTAAATCTATCTTGTATACTAGCTTGACTTTTTAAATCTTCAATACTTCCTTTTGCTAATTGTCTTTGAGCTTCAGCTAACCCTTTTTCCTGGATTAAACTATCTAAAACTGCTTTTCTTTCTTCAGCTTCATCTCCAGTTACATTTCTTAATTGTTCTTGAACAAATAAAGTTTCAGCTAATGAGTCTCTACTCATTCCTACCGATTCAGCTAATGCCTTTTGTTGAATAACATTCATTTTACCAAAATCAGCAGCACTTCCTATTTGTGATGAAATTTCTTTTGCTACTTCTGCTACATTATTATTTAAAGCTGCTAATCTAGCTCTTTCTAAATTAATGTTTTTACCTAATAATAATTCTGCTTTTAATTCACTTGCAATAGATTGTTCAAAATTTAATAAAGATTCTGATGAGGATGCTATTTGCTCCATTGTCATACCTAAAGCCTTAGCTGTTGTTACAGTCTTTGATAATATTGCTGGGTTTTTTCCTAATGATAATGTTGTAGCTGCTGAGAGTTTATTAATATCTCTAAGAACTTCTTTTTCATTAATTGTAACTCCTAAATTAGCTGAAGATATTTTAGCTTGGGCTAAAACTTCCCCAGTTACTTGATTTAATTCTTTATTAGTGCCTTGGGTTATTTTAAATATCCCTGTTAACTCTTCATTAGTTAACCCTGATGCTTCTCTTAATTCTGTAAATTGGACTAAAACATCTTCACTTATTTTAGCGTTAGTACCTAATGTCTTATTTATAGCCATATAGGTTTCTTGGAGACCTTTTGTGTTTACAAAAATAGAACCAGAATCAGCTGCCATTTTTCCAAATTCTCCTCTTAACCTAACAGCATCAGTGTAAGTCATATTCATAGACTTAGCTAAATCTCCTGCTGCTTTATCTCCTTGAATTAACGCTTGTACTAATTCTACAAGTAATCCTATAGGACCTAAAGCTTTTGAAAGAATAGGACCTAAAGCTTTAAATCCGGATTTTAAAGCAAGCATTCCTTTTTTAGAGGATTTCATTCCCCTTAATTTTGTTCTTGCTGCTTTCCCTTCTAAACCATTTAATTCTTTTTGTAAACCTAATTCTTTGATTTTATTTTTAGTAAGCTTTCTACCATCCATATTCATGGCTTGTTCTATACCCGAAGCCATAGAACGAGAAGAATCTGCTGCTTCTTTAAAAGGGCCTGAAAGTTTACTTAAACCTGGAATTTTGCTAGTTAAATCAGAGAGTCCTTCAAATGTTTTTGATCCAAAATTTTTATTAACTTTTTTAGAAGACTCTTCAACTTTACCTAATTCTTTCTTTAAATTTATTGCTTCTTTAACTTGCTCCTTTAATGAAATTGTAATGTCTGAAAAGATCTGTTTTTCTTCTTGGCTGGCTGTTTTAGATTCTTGTGCAAATTTTTTCTTTTGTTGATTTAATAACCTAATATTGTTTTCAATAGATACTCTATCTTTTTGTAATTGTTGAATCCCCTTAAGAGTACCTAATTCATCTTTACCTATTTTATAATTTTTAGAAGCAATACTATTTAAATTATTAACAGTACTATTAATTAACTTTCTTTCTTCTTTTTGAAATTGGATATTTTTTAATTGGTCTTTTAAAACATTAGAAATATCCTGTTGGTCAGAAAGAGATTCACCGCTAATACCTGCTTGGTCTTGCAGAATTCTAATTTGTTCAGATAAAAGAAGGTTTTGGTCTTTTAATAACTTCTTTATATCTTCTTGATTTTGTTTGTTTTGATTGGCCATTTAAAATATATATGTTATAAATATTAAAAAAGGAATTTATTTATATGAGGTTCTAGGTTTTGAACCTTGTGAAAATTGTGGGAAATTTTGGGGATTTACCTTCCCTGTGGAATCTATTAAAGTAGAGGAATTATTCCCCGATTTAGATTCTTCATATTCTTTCTTTTCATCCTCATAAAAATCTTTTATTTCTTTAAAGGTGAATTTTCTTAACCAAATAGGCATGTTATAAATGGTTTCATAATCGTAACCACCTTTACCATGAAATAAAATTTGATGGATTTGTTGGAATAAACTTAATCTAACTTGGGGTGCTATATCAAACGTCAGGCCAAAAAAATGTAATCCCTATCGGGATTGTGACCTCCTCTTCACCATCTAAATCATAAGTTAAATCAACGTCTGGTTGGGTGTCTCTAATATGTTCTCTTAATGCTCTAGAATCTATAGCTAATAAATAATTATCTACAAATTCTCTTATAGATTTTTTTTCTTCATCACCATTTACTGAGGTGAGAATATATTTTAATCTTGTAGATAATTCAGGGGATGCATTTTTATTAATTTTTTTAAGACCTCTTAATTCAGCTTCAATTTTTGAATCATCGTGTCCCGTTAGAATTTTATAAGTAACTTGAGTTCCACTATGAGGTAATTTAAATGAAAATTCATTTAATCCTTTTGTTATAGATGATTCATCAAATTTTTTATTATCTATTTCAGTTAAATCTACAGTTTGTTCTTCACCTTTCCATTCAAATTTATAATCTTTACCATACCCTAGAATACGTGCTGCTATTAAAACAGCATTTTTATCTCCTAAAATTAGGTCTTTATAATTTATATCTTTGTTTACTATTAAAGAATCAATTAATTTATCTAAAACTACTCCTTTTTGGATATAAGCTTGGTTAGTTAAAATATCTTCTTCCTTAGCGGTCATATATTTTATTTCTATTTTTCCATTTGATAAAGGGTTATCTTCAGGATAAACTAAACCCTTAGATGGTAATTCAACTTCTTCAGTTGGGAATTTAAATTCACTCATAATCTTTTATTTGTTAACAACTTTAATTTATTATAAATACCAATATAAAAAAGGAGTTTGACATAGCCAAACTCCTCTTAATAAGATATGTGAAAAATTTTAGAAATTCAATACTGCGTAATCAATAGATAATTCAACTTGTAAATTAACTGCTGAATCAACTGTATCCCAGTTATATTCACCAAAATTAGTATTAGTTACAAAAGCACCTTTTAAAACCCACTCTGAAACAATATCTCCTACAGGTCCTAAAACATCAATAGTTAAATCTTTTTTATAAAAATCAGAATAACCATCTCTACCTGTTACTGATTCATGGTGTAATCTTACCCATTCCATTACCGCCTGAGCACCTGATGGTGTGATAGGATCAAATAATGTCATGGTTACATTCTGCCATGTTGATTTACCTTTAACTTTTCTTTCAACGTTTATATGATTAAGGGTTACTATTCCTTGTGCTAATGTTACAGCACTTATAGCCTTAATCATAAAGCTCGGAATCCCATCCATGTAAAGGATGAATCTATTCGCTTGTTTGGGTTCAAACGCGGTAAAAAATATTTCATTGGGATCTAATACTGCCATTTTCTATTGTTTATTTTCAATTATAAATATCTAATTTTTATGTTTTTATGCCGGGAAAGTAGCTCCAGTTGGTAAAACGTTAAAATCTAAGTAAATAAATTCTGCTGTTTTAGTAGGTTGAATATAAATCTGACCTATCAACTCGTTTCTATCAATAACATCTGGGGTGTTGTTACTATCATCCATTACTACTTTAAAGGCATATAAACCTTGTCTTTGTTGTACACTTTCTAAGTATGGGTTAACTTGGCTTAAGAAGTTATTTCTTGTAGCAATTGTATTTTGTTCAAATACTAAATTATCTGCTATTTGAGAAATATAAGATTTAAGTTCAATTAATAATCTTCTAACATTTACTCTATCAAGAGCACTTGCTTTTTTCTGCATTGTTTTTTGTCCAAATACTACTACTCCTACATTTGGGAATGTAGCTATTGGGTTAACATTTGCTTGATATAAAGTGTTTCTATTTCCGTTTGTTAAGTTTCTTTCTGCTCTAATTACAGTTGATAAACCACCTCTGTTTAAACCTGCAGGTGCGAACCATGCTTCTCCTGATCTATCATTAAAAGCAAAAACTCCTGGAATCATTGCTGAAGCTGGTACCCAAACTTGAGATCCTAAATCTGGATCAATTGTTTGTAACCATGGCCAATATGATGCTGCATATGAAGAATCAACACCTGAAGCTTGACTAGTTACTGTTGATAAAGTTGCAGTATCATAATTTACTAAATCTATAATAGATAAATTATCTCCTCTAGTTTGTGAATTATCTACCATTGTAGTTAATGGAGATGAATGGCTTTCTCTTGTTAAACCTGGGGCAACTATTAAATTATATTGGAATAAATCTTGGTTAGCTAATAAATTAAGGGAATCTGTATAGTTTCCTGCTACTAATCCTTGTGTATTTGTTCCTATATCTCCATAGAAAGTTCCAGCAACACCAGCAAATGCTTCTCCTGTTGCTGCTCCAAATGAACCTGATCCTGCTACTGGGATAGAGCCTGTAAAGTTTGATTTTGCAGTTCCGGAGTTATCAAAGAAGTTTAATGTTGGTGTAAGTACTGATTTTACTCTTACATAGTTACTTAATGTGTTATAAGTACCTGAATTTTTTATATAATATTCACCTGTAGATGCATCTGAGGCTACTTCTTGTTTTGAATTACCAATTACTTTTTCAATGTAATTTGAAGCATTAGGATCTAATGATAAGTTTGCCCAAGTTTCTAATACTGTTTTAGAAGTTGTTATATCATTACCCCTTCTAATTAATAAACTAAATGTACCAGATGATGTATTAGGAGAAACAATTTCCCATCTAACATTATCTTTTGAACCTGTAGCTAAAGCACCTGTGTTTGAATCTTCAGAACCAGTGCTATTCATTTCAACACCTTCTGAAATAGTTTCTAATACAAAAGAAGCAGATGTATTTGCGTTTGCAATTAATGAACTACTAGCAGGAGTGTAAGAACCACTTACTACTCTAGTTACTAATAATGAATCTCCACCTTGTTGGAAATAATTGTATGCTGAGATTGATGTAAAATAAGTATATTCTGCACTTCCACTTTCTACTACTGTACCAAATTTGTTTTGATATTCGCTATAAGTGGTAACTAATGTTGGAATACCTACAGGGCCTTTTACAGTAGGTCCTAAGATAGCTGCTCCAGCTTGTATAGGTTGGGCTTGTAAAAATGATTGATCATTTTCTCTAGCTAATACTCCAGGGGATAATAATACTTCTGCCATTTTTTATAAATTAATTTTGTTTATAAATATGTTAATTTTTTTCAAAAACACCATTAAGCCTTAATAAATTCACCACTTTCTAAATTAACTGTTCCTTTACCATATTTTTCTTCAAGTTGTTTAGCTAATTGTACTTGATTATTTTCAAAAGATTTAATTTGATGTCTAATGTTTTGTTTTTGTTGTTCTAATAGATTAATTTGATATTCAATTTGACCTAACTGAATAATAAAATTATCTTGTTGTTGTTGTAACGAAGAAAGATTGTTAATTTCTTCTTTTGATAAAACTGATTTTTCCATAATAATAAATATTTAAGGGTTAGTTAAAATTTAATTTTTTTAAAAAATAGAACTAAGGGAGTTGAGTATATTATCTTTTTAAAAAAGAACCCTCCCTTAGAACTATTCTTAAGTTTCAATAATTTCTTCTTTTACAAATTCACCATCGTTATCTATAGTTACTCTATATCTTTTCCCTGAAGGAGTTTTCATTATAATTCCTTTAGTTGAATCCGTAATTTCAATGTCTTGATTTGTAGTTGGGTCCATTTTAGAATCAATTAAAGATCTTAATTCTGACATTTGTTGACCCATAAAAGCCCCCAACTCTGATAATATACTCATATGACCATTTAGTAAAAACGTTAATATGGTATAAATATGTGGGGGAAATTAAAAAAGGGGAGAACCTAAGTTCTCCCCAATTGTTTTAATCTAAAAGATTATTGTTTGTTCATGCCTTGTCCTGGTGCTGTTGGGGGCATCATCTCTGCTGGAGTACCTCCTGGTGCAGCACCTTTAGCTACCATTGATCCTGAAGCTGCTGCCTCAACGTATACTGGAGTGAAAGCTGCATCTACTGCTGCTACATAATCACCAATTACACCGAAATCATCTGCAAAATCAACTCTTTCTTTTAAGTTAGAAGCTTCTTTTGCTGCTACAGCATTGGAAATTTCAGTTCCTTTTGCTGTTAAATCTGCTGCTAATTCATCAAACGAGTTGATTATCGCATCTGGGTTGTTAATTGCTTGGTTGTATGCATGATTAACTGCTGAAGATCCTGAATTTTCTTCTTGAGTTTCAGCTGCTAAAGCTGCTGCTAAATCACTATCAATTTGAGTTCCTTCATCTGAAAGAAATAATTCTCTTCCTGCTTTAAACCTTGTGGTTGCAGTCATATAGTTTTCTTTTTGGAGTTTTAATGTCCCTGCAGTCTCATCTAACCTTGCTGTTACATTAGCTGCTAATTGTTGTATCTTGTTCATTTTCTTTTTTTTAAGATTGTTTTATAAAATATATTTGTTAGTTGATGTTGCTTTCTTAAGCTACAGCTACACTATCATTTACTCCTATTACATCTACAAACAAAGTATCTAATGCTGCTTCTTGTGTTGCTTTGAAGTTAATTAATGAAGCATCAAGTTCTGCATCTTTTGCTGCTACTGCTGCTGATGATTCTGAAAGTGAGTCTGCTTTTGCTGCATCAACGTTAGCTGTTAAATATGCTACTTTTGTATCGTTATCTGCTTGATATGCTGCAAATGAAGAATCAAAAGCTACTTTATGAGCTTGTTCTGCATCATTTTTTGCAGTTACTAATGCTGCTTTTGCTGTAGCGTGAGCTGCTGCTTTTGCTGCAAAATCTGCATGAGCTTCACTAAGTTTTGCATCTCTATCTGCTTTAGCGGATACCATCAATCCTGCTACTGCGTCACTTATTTGTTTAATTTGTGTTGACATTTTTTTTTAATTTTAAAATATTAATAATTAGTTAATAGTAAATTTGATTATTGAGCTGTGTAAGCTGAAGTAAATTCACTAGCAACACCTAAATCAGCTTTGTATTGTGCTTCTATAGCATCATACGATGAATTAGCTGCTGTAAGTACTGAGTTCCAATCAGAATATTGATCACCAAGTTCTGCTATAATTGCAAAAATTGTACCTGCACCTGCACTATCAGTATCTACACCTACAATAGCAGAAATTTCTGCAAGAGTAGCGGCTCTTTCAGTTGTTAAATCAAGCATTCTTTGATCTGCTTTGTCTTCGTATCCTTCTTTAAGAGCAGTGAATTCAGTCATATCAGCAACCATAATGTACTGTGAATCTTCTGTTTTTGCTAATTCTTGAGCAGACCAAGCTGTTGAAATTCCAGCATCCAAAGCATCAAGATTTGTTTTTATGGCTCCCGCCATATTTCCTAAAAGTCCCATAATTTGTTTTGTTTTTAAGGGGTTAATAAATAAATAAAATAACTATAAGTGAAAACTAGTTGCATAGAAAAATGCAACTTAATTTGATGTACATTTTATAATTTTTGTACGGTTATAAATATTAAAAAATATAAGAAAGTCGCAAAAAAAGGAAAAGAAAATGCAGGAAATTTTTACTAAAATATGATGTTTTTTTAATAAATACTTTGGGAATTAGGTGTACTATATGAACTAGAAACATTTAAAATATTAATGAATTCATCTGCATCTGTTTGATCAATTCCACCTTGTCTTTCCCATTTAGTTTCATCAAATGGGTATATAGAAGTGTGTGATTCTATACAATTGTATAATCTATTATCTGGGCCAAATATATCATCTCCTACAGCATAATATGTGTTTGGAGCCCAATCTGTCATACCCGAAGTATGACCCATAGCTTTTTCTTGAAGAACATTTATTGTTACCTTAATTTCAATAGAAGAGTGACCTGATTGAGTGGAAATTGATATACATTCAAATGTAATATAGTTTACATTTCCTGCAGCAAATTTTCCTGAATTTTCTAGTATTACAAATTGGGTATTTCCTGCTAAAAAATTTTGATTTACTTGGTTTAATTCGTATCCATCTATTTTTATACCCGCTGTTGAAGTATATAATCTAATATGACATTTTTTACCTGGTTTTAAAGATAAAAGACCATCAGTATGTTTAATTTGGTTGTATTTATCTTTATGGTCTGTTGTTTCTCTGTTTAAAATTCTAAAGTCTATAGACCTATCCTGATAAATTACTTGTGTTTCTTCTTTTATTTGATTTGGATGGTACATTTGTTATAAATATTAGAAAATAAACCAACCTGTACCACCATTACTAACAGTAGAAATTGATTCGTATTGTATGTCTAAATCTGTATATGTTGTGGCTCCATCTATTGTATCAGAACCTTGTCTTTGAAGAGTTAATGTATTTGCTCCTGCAGCTTGTGTTAATTTAAAAAATATTTGTCTACCAGGATATGTAGCAGCAACTGGCATATTTACTGTAATATCTCCTCCTGAAGGATCAATTAGAATAAATTGTTGTGTTCCTGTTATTGTGTAAGGTGAATCTGTGTTATCTAATGAGACTGTACCTGAGTTTAAAAGTGAGCCTGATAATATTAATGATCCTGTTAAGTGTGAATCGCCTTTCGAATGAAAGCCGTTTTTTATTATAAATTCGTTTGCCATATCTTTTCCCTATCCAAGATTATGTTAATATTTTATTTTTAAATAGCTGGTGTTGGTTCCTGCCATTCTGGTGTAGCCATTAAAGCTAAACATTCTGTATGTGTTCCTTCCCATGTAGGAGTAACACTACCTGAAGGTGATATAAATGAAGGCCAATCAGTTGTAATCCATTTTAATACACATTGAGTTTCATCTATTGATTTTCTAACAGTACTTATTGATGTTTCCATAACTTGAGAAAAATCAACTTTATCTAAATCTGATGTTAATATTGTAGAGTATGTTCTATTTGAATAATTCATTTTGTTATAAATATGTTAAGTTAAACCAAATCTACCTTTTAAAGCATTATAATTATGTAAAACTTCAGTTGATGTTAAAGTTTTATCATAAATAGAAAAAGATGAAATGTTGCAATCTGTATAGTTTGATGTTGAACCCGGCCTAAACATAGATGCAAGACCAAAATTATTTAAACCACCTACGGATATTAGATTATTATTCCACCAATCTGAAGTAGAAGTATCATCTACTAAAGTTGAATTATAATCTACACCATTAATATAAATTTTTATGTTATATTTATTCCCAGTATTTCCGCCAGATTGTTTAGTGACGCAAACATTGGTCCATTCTCTTGGTAAAATAGATCCTGTGGTACATAATATTGTTCTATTAGCCCCCGATATACCTGCTAAAACATCAAAACTTCCTGGGAAAGTTAAACTACTTCCTCCTTCTGGGGAAGTGTAAGCTAATCCCATAACTGGGTAGGAACTTAAGTTAGGTGTAAAAGACCAAATATAACGTCTTACTGATGTAACTTCAGGTTTTACCCAAACATTATAAGTAGAATCAGCATAGGAATCCATTAAAGGTTCTAAATTATTTATACTTATAAACTCATCTATCCCATCAAATTCCCAAACATTATTTAAAAACTTAACATCGTTTTCTAGGCTACCTGTTACTTCTTTATTTATTGAAAGTATGGTGTTTATAGTAGTACTACCACTAATGTAAGATTCTTGATTAAAGGAATCTATACAATATATTAATCCATTAGTTACTATGTTAGGTCCAAAATTCATTATTCAAATCTTCCTTTTAATGCGTTGTAGTTGTGTAGAACTTCGTTTGATGATAAGGCACGGTTGTAGGTTTGAATAGGACCTATTTCGCCATCAAAATATTTACTACTTGTACCATTTCCTATAGTAGAATAAGTAGAATCCGTTACTGAGTTTGTTGTTGTAGATCCAAAAATTATAGCATTTCTATATACAGTTAAATTATTTGAAAAATCTCTTGTAATAAAAATATTTTGCCATTCATCAGCTGCGAAATTATTTCCACTACTTTCGTTAAATGTTGTTACTGTACTTTTAAGTTTCACTTTAAATTGTGTTGTTGATTTAATTTGTATCCAATTATTGCTAGAAGCTCCGTCACCTAAAAAATTTTGGTCACTTACATCATCTGGATTAACCCATACAGAAAGTGAAAATGCTGATGGAAACGTTATGTCTGAAGATAAAAGTATATTATCATCACTACCATCTAGTTCCCATACTCCAAAATTTGAATTAGATAATAAAGGAGTAGTTGAAAGTGTACCTACATTATTTCCTATAGTATCAGTAGCAGTAGTACCAGTTTTAGGATAACATGCCCTATTAGCAGCATCCATATTGAATACTAGCCCATCCGCTATTATATCTGTTGTTATGCTACCTACTCTTCCACTCATTCGAATCTTGATTTTAATGCGT